ATTCCTAGCAGTATTGTGCCAGCAATCAGTATATAGGGGGTCAGCTTTGGTGCTATAAAGGGGCATACTATACTCAGGATGGCTAAAATCCTGAAAATCCACTTCATCACATTTCCTATCATGGTCCTTCCACCTCATGGACTATTAGCCTTTCTTATACTTAAACATTACGCTTATCCATTGTTTTTTGCGAAAACGAAAACTTTTTATTTTTCACCATCTCTTTTTTGTAGGGTGATGTATAATGGCAGATAAGAAAAGGAAAAAGAGAGGAATTCTTGAGAAACTGAATCTGAAGAAAGTCTTGAGGACGAAAATAGTTAAGGCAAAGAGGAAAATAAAGAGGAAAGTCTTAAGGAAAGTCATAAGAAGGACTTATGATGAGAATCAAAAAATAGCTTGGTATGTTTACAAGTTCTCAGCCTCATGCGGTGAATTCAGAGCTAATCCTACTGAGGCAAACTTTGCTAGGTTAAAGCAGACTGCTGAACAGGTATCTCAGAGGCTAGGTATTAAGCTAAACAAGGTGTTGGAGGTAGCTGAAAAGTACATGAAGAATCCATCCACTGACTTAAAAGTTCAGTTTAACGATGAGGCTGTTCAGTATGTTCTTGCTCTAATGCTCTTAGGTGAAGAAAAACTGGAGAAAGAGGCTGTTAACGAGTGAGCTTCCCCTCTATATTTTTTAGATCCTCTGGTGTTATCACCACGTATTCTGCTCTATACTGTTCCGCATAGGCTTTATTTTCCTCTATCTCCTTTTTTGTTGGTTTTTTGCTTCTTTTGCACTCAATGAGGAATACCTTACCATCGGGTCTTATTGCTATCAGGTCAAATGGTTTGCTTCCTGCACATCTGAAAACTGCAAAGCCCATCTCAAGAAGCTTGTCTCTAACCTTATACTCGAATAATCTCCCTTTTCTGTACACTTTAGAACCTTCCCATCCTTGTCCTTTCTGCTGTCCTTCTCATCACAGACTGTCTTATCATTGTTAGCTTTGCTACCTTAAGTATTGAATCAGCTATTGCCTCAGCTCTCTCCTTTATCCTTTGCTTTCCCTCTGGTGTTATTGCCTCAGGATCTGTCATTGCTAGCACTCCCTCGCATGTATCAATAAGATCTTTTCTTGCCTCCTCATAATCCGCCAAACCTGCTGTGAAGGCATCAACTATAAGTGTTATTGTTGTAGCTATGTTTGCCCTCATTGTCGGATCTTGTATATCTCCTAGCAGTGTCAATATATGCCTCTGAATCTCAGCAGACATTTTTCACATCACCTCTCCCCTGTTTAGCTCATCTAAGATCATCACTATCGCTCTTGTAAGTATTTCCTCTTTTGAAATCCCAAACTTCTTCTCGGCTTCTCTTATTTTATCCATAACAACTTTTGGTACTGTGATCTGCAAGACCTCACTCATTCAGATCACTCATATTTTTTCCTGTCTATCACATTTATAAACTTTGCACCGTCTGCTCAAAATCTCTGAAATATCTCTCATCCGTCTTTCCCTCTTTTTTAGATATGAAATCTCTTAGAAAGTCGGCTTCGAGCATCTCCTTATATACCTCTTCATCTAATGTTATGGTTATCTCTATCTTCATCCTGTTGTCCTTTACCCTTATTTTTGTGGTTGTGCTCACTGGAAAGAAGGCTTTTTCCTCTCTCCTACATACGAATTCCGCATATCTACATATTTGATCTCCTATGGCTCTCAATCTATGCCTTATTTCACTTATTCGTCTTGCTTTTTCCTTCATTTCCATCATCATATATAAGTCTCACTTCTTTATATACTTTTTCCTTCCATGTCTGCGTGAGGTGAGATAGATGGCTGGCTACAGGAATGGACAGGCTATGTATGCGAAGTATGCGGCTAAGTTCAACCCAACCGTAATAGGGACTAGGTTCACTGACATAAAAGATGTGGCTCTTGCTAGGGCACAGGAGGGACTTCTGACCGTTGGAGCCTTAAGAGACCTTGTAAGACCAATACTGGACAAGTACGGAGTTGCCTCAACAATGAGGGCTCTGTACCTTGCCTTTGCTCTGAAGCTGTATAAGCACACTGCAAGAAGCTCTGCTGATGCCGCAAAGAAGATAGCTGATGGACTGAAGAGCATGTATGTAACAAGCTTTGACGCAAACCCAGACATACTGAACGAGATAATAAACGTCGTGGCTGGATGGGTTTCTCCATACTGAAGGATACAACTGAATTCTGCCGCATACTTCGCTCTCCCCCTATCTTTTTTTTAAGCAAAGTTTTTTAAGTGGAGTCTAGTCTATTCTATAGTGTCTTCGATGAAGGTAGGAATATATCATGGTAGGGCTATTTCTCTTGAATTAGTCGCTAGGGAAATATCAAAGGTTTTGCAGAAAGATGGACATACTTCTTTCCTCTCTCCAGTACAGGAACCACCTTTTCAGATCAGATCAAAGTATGATTCAGCAATATTCATAATACCGTTCGCTCCTCTGTTTGCTTCATCATGGTTTCTCATAATAAGAGAGCTAAGAAAGCACTCTGGATTTCCTGCTGTAGCCTATGTAGTTGTTGAAGGAAGACCTGTCTCAAGATATGTAAAGGACTGGATGAGGGATAACATCCTATACATAGCAAACTCCGAGTTCACAAAACAGATGCTATCCTATGTGAACATAAACTGTGAGGCTGTCATCCCTCATGGGATCTCGCTATCGGATTTTGAGAAGATAGCTCAGAATCAGGATGCTGGTAGAAAGCTTGTGTTTTCAAAGTTTCCCAATAGAAGCGATAATTTTGTTGTATTTGGTACTATTGCATCATCACATCAGAGAAAGGGGCTTGCTGAATATGCTCAGGTAATAAGAACTGTTGTCGAGATGGATGAAAACGTGGGATTCTACATCATAACAGAACCGAAAGCTGTGCCATATTTCGCAGGAATTCCAAATATATATGTGAATACTGGGTTTGGATACTCACCTAATGCTATATCAAGAAACGAGCTTCTTCTTCTCCTGTCTGGATTTGATTACTATGTTCAGCCTTCTCTGGCTGAATCGTTCTGTCTTCCTGTCTTAGAGGCTATGGCTCTTGGGAGACCTGTGATCCACATAGACTACGATCCGCTGTCATCCCTTACTTCTGAGAAAACCTCTATTAGAGTGCCGTTTGCAGAACAGAGATTTACTGATACAGGAGAGGGCATAGAGTACCTTATGTCTTATTATGATCCCAATGATTTTGTTAGTGCTATACTTGAGGCTGTTGAGATAAAAAGAAGCGATGAGAAAAGGTACAATAAAATGCAAAAAGAGGCTTTAAAGAGAGCTGAGGAATTTGATTCATTTAAACTCTACAAAGAGTTTTTAAGGTATCTTCACTAACATATAGTATGCTCACCAGAGAGCAAATAGCAAAGATACTTGAGCAGAAGAGAAAGCTCTTTCTTAAGACACAGACTCCATCAGCTGAATACACAAATTTACAGAGGACTTTTGACACTAGGGATCTTTTTGAGGAATATGCATGGTCTCAGGAGTATGATATGAACCTTCTTGCCATGATTTCAGCATTCACTCTAGGTATAACTTTTGATGAGATACTACCAATCTCCTTCCTGAAAGAACCTGAAACTCCCTCTCCAGAGGAGATAGAGGCTGGTATAAACCTTCCAGTTGAGACACCTGCTCCAGAGGATATTTTGCAGGAGATAATTGAGGACATTGAATCTGGAAAGATAGAGCTACCCGCTGGGGTTTCAAAAGAAGATATAATAAATGCATTAAAGAATCCTACATCTGCAAATGCAGGATCTTTCACACCTGAAGAAGCTGAGGAAATCACCAGAGAGACACCTGAGAAAGCATATTATGAAAAAAGCCATTATGACATGTCTTATTACGATCCAGAATATATGATCGAGTTTCTTAGAGCTTTGCTATACAGGCTGTATAACGATACTGGAGACCCCCAGACGCTAGCTAATGATATACTGAAATTGGGGGATCAGTTTGGGATTCAGAGAGATTTAGTCGTAACCATATTTAACAGAATTCAGCTTTTAAGAGCTACAAAATACCAGATGTTCATACTGGGTGTCTCTCAGATAGGTGCATCCCTCTGGAACAATGAGAACAAAGTTCTATTCATGGATATGGATGGAAATATAAAAGAGGTTGAGATAAACAACTTGGATGATGCTCTGCTGGGATTTGCTCTCGATAACACTGCTTTAGGCTATGGGTTCACGACATATCCAGATACCGTGATAAGACCGTTAAACAGGGTATATGAAAACAATGGAAAGAAGACTGTACCCGCTCTTCCAGTTCTTCTTGAGTATCTCTACAGAAAGGTGAATAAAACAGTGAACAACTACTTCCTAACACCTGTTGCATTCACAAACTATTCCACAGTTCCAGAGATGACCGATCTATCAAAAAGCGAAAAAATGGATGTCTATGCTACTTTGCAGAACTACAGATATGCTGTTGAAAATTTAGTAGAGTCTATATGCAATAAACACTCCGTGAACCAGTACCAGAAGAGACAGTACCAGATGGCTGGTCTTCAGTATGTTACAAGGAATGTTGAGTCCCATAGCTGGGGTAAAGACCTTCTTCTACAGATGTCCGATGATGAGTTTACTGACTTCTGGCTAGACCACTGGGGAAGGCAAGGTTTAAATAGAGAAATACTCCTAGAAATCAAGGGTGAGATAGAGAAATGGTTTCCGAACCTGAGGGAAAAGTCAAGAGAACTGGCAGAACAGATGAGGTTGAAGAGGAAAATGAAGGCTTACCTGAGCAAGCTATCGAAGTAGTGCCTTCTCCAGAGGCTATAACTCCGCCTATTCCCCAACCTACTCCAGAACAAAAGGCTTTTGCTGAAGCTCTATCGGATGTCCTCGTTAAGGCTCAAGAGCTTGCTTTCGAGCTTGCTACTCTTAATTGCAGACTGGCTCCTAATTGTCCTCTTGTCAAGAAATCCAGAGAGCTTATTGTCGAATTAAAGAAGATGATAGAGATTGGAAAGAAGATGAGCAGAACCGCTCCTGCTACTCCAACACAATAAACTTATTTTCTTTAGTATAAAGTGAGAAAGCCTTTTTATACCCTATCCCCCTTTCTTTTATGATGGCATCAGTTACGAAAGTTGAGATATTACCTAAGGCTTTCGAATATGATGGCTGTACAATTTACTTACTTGAAGTTATAAAGACTGGAACACCTGAGTACATAGCTGTTGTTGCATTTGAGTATGAAGGGATGAAAACAAGACCCTTCTCAATTCCCTTTAAAACGAGAGAAGAGCTCAGGGCTAAAATACTTGCTGAAGTAGCAAAGCTCAAGATGTACATCTACACGATGGGAAAAGAGAAGGTTAGGGAGGTGTTGAGATGAGCGATCCAAACATAAATTTCGGCTTCACACTTACGCCTGATGAAGTGAATAAGATAGCATCATTCATAGCCTCCTCCCTGCCTTCAACTCAGACCCCCTTACCAGAGGGGATTGAGGTACTACCTTTTGATAAAATCATGGAGATAGATGTAGAAGCTATGGCAATGGCTCTAGGTGGTCTGACAGATCCTCTTGGACAGCTCATGTCTTGGCTTTCAGGCATGTTTGACTGGCTCAAAAATGCTGTGATAAGTGGAATATCCGCTCTGATAAGCGGTATATCCGCTGGAATAGACTGGCTTAAAAATACTGTATCTAGTATACTTAGCGGAATTGCTAACCTAGCTAGCATGTTCAAAGCTGTTGTTCTGGATGCCATATATAATGCGATAAACTTCGTTAAAAATGCGGCTAGCTGGATCTCATCTGTTATTTCAAATGCGGCTAGCTTTCTACAGAACGCTATATCAAATGCCGCAAGTGCTATTGGATCTGTTGTGTCCTCAATAGGCTCAGCTTTATCTGGTATAGTCTCATCAGTGAGCTCTGCATTAACAGGCTTGGTCAACTCGGTATCAAACATTGTGTCATCGATAGGCTCTTCCCTCAGATCCATTGTCTCATCAATAGCTAGCTCTCTGTCTGGTATTGTTACATCAATAAGCTCCTCTCTGGCAGGAATGGTGTCAAACATAGGAAACATAGTGTCAAACATAGCATCTGGTCTGTCAAACCTTCTCTCATCTGCTGGATCTGCTATATCCAATCTTCTGTCATCCTTTAGCTCGGCTGTCCAGTCTGGGGTTCAGAGCTTTATGGGCTTTATACAATCTGGAATGGGTGCAATAAAGGGTTTGATAGATTCCGTGATGACTGGAATAAGGTCTGGTCTTGATGCGATAATGAATGCTTTAAAACCAATTGTTAGTGCAATAGTTGAGACTGGCAGATCCGCTCTTAGTGCAATAACAAACATACTTCAATCAGTTGGATCAGCAATAGGCGGTGTAGTGCAGAACATTGTTAATACGGTTAAGGCAATTCCTGAGTACATATCAAACATAGTGCAGATGTTTGCTCCACTTAAGGATTTTGTAACTGCTGTTGTCTCTGGAATTGCAAAGATACCAGATATGATAAAAGGCTTCATCGATATGATAAGGGGCAGTATTGATATACTGTCAAAGTTTGTATCTGAGCAATTGCCTAAGCTTCAGGAGTTCTTCAAAGATCCCTTTGGTTCGATAAAGAAGGTAGTATCAGACATAGCAGGCTTTATATGGGATCACCTTCCTGACTGGGCTAAAAACTTCTTAGAGGAGGCTCCAAAGACATTGACACAGCTTGGACAGGGATTTCTTAATGCCGCAAATGCTTTTGCCATGCTCTTTGCTCCTGTCCAAAGGATAGGGGATTTCATAAACAATCTTATAAATACAATAAAAGGAATAGGGGATGCTATACAAAGCTTCCTTAAAGATCCTTGGGGGACACTAACAAAGGCTCTATCCGACATCGGAAAGTGGATCTGGGATCACCTTCCAGACTTCATAAAGAATGCATTAAAGATGATAGGAGATGCTCTTAACGCTCTAAAGGAGGGTGTTGTCAACTTCCTCAAAGATCCTTGGGGAAACTTGCTAGGTGCCTTGCAGGCTATAGGTGAGTGGATCTGGTCTAAGCTTCCACCACAAATACAGGGGGCTCTTGAAACCCTTAAGAAGTTTGCTGAAGGTGCATACAATTTCATAACAGATCCCTGGAAAGGACTACAGCAATTGGGGGAGTGGATATGGAGCCATCTCCCTGAGGAGATAAAAGGCGGAATTAATGCAATAAAGGATGCTCTTAACGCTCTGAAGGATGCTGTTGCTGGATTTTTCAAAGATCCTGTTGGCTCCATAAGGAGTGCATTTGAGAACATGGGAAAGTGGATCTGGGATCACCTTCCTGACTTCATGAAAGAGGCTTGGGAAAAGATAAAGGATGTCGCTCAATGGTTTGCTGACTTCACAAAAGATCCATTGGGTAAGCTGAAGGAATGGGCTTTAGGTGTATTCCTGTGGATATATGATAAGTTGCCTGAGCCTCTGAAGAAGATAATAGATGGTCTTAAGACATTTGCTATGAATGTAATAGAGTTCTTCAAGGATTCCTATGGGTATATAAAGAAGGGGTTTGGCTGGATCAAGGATAAGGTATGGGAAGCTCTCAACTGGATCTTTGATTCCATAAAAGCAGGTCTTATATCGCTTTGGGATGCACTCGCAAAGGGTGCTGAGGCTCTTGCATCTGGTTTTATATCAATACAGACAAAGCTTTTCACATCCCTCTTCAGCATTGGTAGAGCCATAGCTACACCTATAGCAGATGCTTTCGCATCCATATTTGGAACTCTGGTACAGTCAGGAAGTCCATCTCCTGTCGAGGAAATGATAAAAATGCTTGTAGGGACAAGGGAAAGAGTCACTACTATAAATAGAGTGTTCTTTGCGGCATTTATCTCTCCCATGCTCTGGGCACTTCCAATAAGGATTGCCGCTGGTGTTCCGATGTCAATAAACCAATTACTAAAGAAGTGGAAAAAGGAGATAGAAATAAGCTTAAGACCTATTGGGATTGGCGGTAGCATAAAGCTACATATAGCTGGTTCTATCAAGTACTGGATCGGTGTACTGGCTAAGCTTATGTCCGAATATCCAAGGCTATTTACAGAGAGATGGTTAGAAGGATGTCTTTTATCTCTCAACTTTGCTCTAATTAATTCATACAGATTTGCTGTAAAACAGTATTTCAGAACTCTCAATCTTGGTGATGTCCCCCTGTCAAGACCAGACCTGAGAGCATCGTTGGAGGCTACAAAGAGGTACCTCTTCTCTGATGAAATAGTGAAAAACCTTGAGTGGATGCTTGAATATCTTGGCTATCCAGACTGGCAGATAAAGACATTTACAACTAAGGTAGGCAAATCATCAGCACTAGATGTGGCTCTGTTAGAGAAATTTGAAAAAGAGGCTAAACAGGGATACATCACATTAACAGATAGGTTTGGCAATGAGAGGATAATACCCGTTTCATTGATGTATGAGCTTCCTTCTCTTACGGATGTTGTGAGGATGATGATAAGGGATATGTTCATGAAGGCTGATGAGACAGCTAAAAAGGCGTTACCTAGATTTGCAAAGTTTGCACTAGCTAGGGGCATGCATCCAGATATTGCATACATGTACTACCTGTATCACTTCAAGTATCCACCACCTGAAAGATTGTGGACTTTCACAGTAAGAGGTATATCTGGTCTGCTGTGGTTCTATCCCTCAAAGGATGACTGGGAGAATGCAAAGGATGAAGCCTTTGCACTTGGGGCATATATGCCTGAGATCCCATTCAAGCTCAACTTTGAACATGAAACCCTGATAAGAGCTTTCTCAGCTTATATGAAGTGGTTAGACTATGCCCGTCATTCATGGATCTTCGGCTTCACATCAGACAACTACATAATGACCGATACTGTTGCAGACATACCCACAAAGATCGATCAGAGGTGGCTCGTGAGATGGGCTCTATACGAGCTTATATCTGAGAAAGTGAAGAATTTCGAAACCCCAGTCAGGGAGATAAATATAGCATTGCTCGATAACAAAGCTGAAAACGAAAAGATAACTATGGATTTATCTCACTTCTGCAGGACGCTACAGGCTACTGGATTGCATCCAGACTGGGTTCCGATAACTGCGGTTGCAGAGACAATAAACGCTCTAGCAGACGAGAGAACACTGATGAGGACTGGTTTCATAAACCTATATGAGCGGGGATTCCTCGATATTCCTAAACTTGAGGATCTGCTCTCAGGCTTCTTCACTGCCTCATTTAAAGTGGCATGGTTTGACATACAGAACCTGAAATGGGAAAAAGACAAGTGGATAAACGTTCCTGTAAGGTTCCTTCCTGCAGAAAGGAAATTCCTAGAGCTAAGAAGTGTGATGGATAGAGCCGATCTTCTGTTAAGAGAGCTGATGTCTCTTGTAATGTCATCGATAAGGGCTTATGTTTTCGCTCCGACAAAATCAGATTTTGATCAATACATGTCGATTTACGGGGATGTTCTGTCAAAGATGCCCGAAAGGATGAAAGCTACACTAGAACAGTACAGGGCATCACAGCAGACAGCAGAAACTATAACAAAAGTGGTTACAAAGGTTCAGGAGTACAAGCCCAGAGAAATATCTGAGATAATATACCAGTTTGTCGATGACCTCAACAACAAGTTCTACAAGGATGCTGTTAAGTCGATAACTGGAAAGGAGATGACCTTAGCAGTTGACAAGCCTTGGCTTGAGCTGTACAAGCAGATTGCATCATACATAAGAGAGTTCGAGACAATAGACAGGGCTAGGTATTACGCTAGGTACTTCCTGTGGAGAGCTTTAGGTAGGTTTGAGAGAGGTTACATAAGCTTTGATGAGATGGCTCAGTGGGTTCACGACATAATAGGCACGATAAGGGAAACTCCTGTCGCTGAAGTTCTGCTATTGCAGACATCAAGGGTACTGCTGGAGGGATTCATAAGGGAGACAAAGGCTAATGCAATACTTTCAAGGCTCATGAGGAGGGTGATAACCGAAAAAGAGGCATTGAAACAGCTTCTGGATCTGGGATTATCAGAGGATGTTGCTAAGGCATTGGTTGAGGCTAAGGCTAGACCATACGTTCCTCAACCCGTTACGTATGGGGTTATGATGGATGTTGTTCCTGAGGCATCTGAGATAGTTGATAGAATGCTTGAGGTATTTGCATTTCCTGAATGGGAGAGGAAATACTGGGAGATCTACTTCAAGAGAAAGCCCATAGCAGATGAGCTCACTCTGTTGAGGACGAGGATATACAATGCATTTGGACTAGGTGCTACTCCAGAGAGGATAATACAGGTGCTTGACATAAAAGATAAGAGAGATCAACTGCTGTCGATATACGATGCGAACAAAGAGCTACTACAATCCTACGGTATAACTCCAGATGAGTTCGTCATGTACTATGTCATAGGTAAAATGGAGCAGTTCCTTGATGTTCTGAAAGGAGAGGAGAGAGAGCATGGTGCTGGATACACACCTGCTCTCTCAACACTTGCTACTCTGATAGAATATGTTCCAGAAACATGGAGTTTAGTACCTGAAGTATTACAGATAAGAAATATACCAAGCAAATGGGCAAATATATGGACAAAGTACTATCTAGCTAGAGAGCTAAGGGATGATGTAAACAGACTGCTATCGGTCTTCATAAGAATATCAGAGCTGACCCAGATCCCAACTGAGACTATAAACCAGATGAACTCGATGCTATCAACAATAGGCTACTCTCAGAAAGAGTTAAACGTGCTGAACCAGACAATAAACTTAGGCTCCTATGTAAGGGCATTTACCTATGTCGTTCCCTCTGTTAGAGGTGCTGTTACAGACTGCCTCTACATCTATGACTACAAGAAGATAATGGACATGATATTCGAGATAAGAAAGCTCCCATCGGTATGGGAATCCTACTACCTGAATCTTATAAGAAACAGAAAGGCATGGAGAATGGTTGGCAGATACATAACCGAGCTCATAACCTCATACGCAAATGGCATTATAGGGGATGACTTCCTCAACAAAGAACTTGACTCACTCAAGACATTTGGATTGAGCGATGATGAGAAAACTTTAATAATAAAGACAGCACAATTAAGGTTTGAGAGGTTATCAGCAAGGAGGGTGAGATGATGGGCGTTAAGCCGTTGAAAGATTTGGAGAAGGAGAGGACTGCTGAGTCATCTAAAGCACCAGAGGCTCCAGACATAAACAAACTGATAGAAGATCTGAACAAAATGGCTGAGGAGACAAAGAAGCAAGCAGAACAGCTTGTAAAAGATATAGAGGAGAGCAGGAAAAAGCTACTTGAGTCTCTGGGCATAAAGTGAAAAAGGGATCAAGATGACATGGATAGGGCTGACAAAGAAAGGTGTAGCTGTAATAAGACCTGACGAGTGGAATCTGGTGATAGATGCACTAGATGGCCTCAAGAATAGTGTTGACACAATAATACAGATGTTCCGCTACATAACAATATTTGTTGACAACTCTCTGAATCAGGATGTCTCAATTACGATAAAGGGAAACAGAGAGCCTGCATTAGCGAAATCTATAAACATACTCTCAGCATTTACAGTAGCTAAGAACTCAACTTATGCTAAAACGCTTACTCCTGACAACTCCACATATATGCCCTACATAACAGTTTCCGTGTCATGCTCAACAGCACCTACCTCTGGCTACCTCAACATCTACAGGATAAGACCCAATTTAACAGAGGATAAAATAGTCGATAATCTGGCAATAAGAGATACAAACGTTCACGACAACTCAACAGATCCCGCTTTCATCAAGATAATACAGTGGTGAGATGCGATCGATATGGTATGTCTATCCGATGTTCAAGAGGGTATCATGGAGCATTGTAGGCTGGAGACATGTTCATCATCTGAGAAAGCTTGGCATGCACATAGAGGAGGTAGAGGAGAGGACAATTCCCACTTTATATTTGGAAACCCATCCTTTCCTCATTTTTCATCCCTTTTTCTATCCATTTCAGGCTTATGAAAGAAGTATAGGAAGGCAGTTGCCTCTAGCATCTGGTGTCATTGGCATAGATGTTGCAGATTCCGATCGAATATCTGAGCATGCAGTTCACCTTACTGAGTATGCTGATGCTTTAATAGTTCCATCCGAGTTCTCCAGAAAATCATTTATTGATAGTGGTGTTAGAAAACCCGTATATGCAATACCTCACGGTCTGGATGAGGAGTTCTATGAGATGCCACCTAATCCCATGGCTCACTTCAGTGCATTAGTTCAGAAGAAGAGAAGGGAAAACCTTATATATGCCCTCTTCTTTTTGCTTCATAGTGATTATCGCAAAGGTATGGATTTGGTATTTTCATGGTATCAAAAATTAAAGAAGGAGAGACCCAATGTTGTGCTGATTGTTGTTACTCCTGTCCCTTGGATAGAGGGAAAGAAGTTCAATGGAATAGATGTATGGGGATGGTTCAGCACAGAGCAGAAGATAGCCCTCTACGATCTGGCTGACATATATCCCATGTTCTCACGAGGCGGGGGATTTGAAATGTGCTCATTAGAGGCTTTGGCTAGGAGGGCTGTTGTAATAGCTCCTGAAGGCGGTTCATGGGCTGAATACCTTCCAAAATTTTCGCTTGTTAAATCCTACAGATGCTCTTATGTCCTTCCTGATAATCCCATACATGTAGGTGGTGGAGTGGAGATAGATGTTGATAAAGCTGTGGATAAGGCTGTTGACATAGTGGATGACCTTCAGGAGTACAAGCAGAGAACATGGGAGTATGTTCAGCAGATAAAGAGCAAATACAACTGGGATAATGTGGCTTTCATGCTAAAATCAGTAATTGAGAAGACCTTTAAATTAGATTAAGCTGTGGCTCAGAACAGGAGATCCCGCTATATTTAATGCTCTGTTTCTTTTCTCCTCAAAATTAAGATCGGTTATCCACACATCCGTGTAATCCGCACTTCCGCCTACCCTGTATGCAAATATTATCATCTCATCGTATGTCGCTAAAGGAAATGTTGTATTAGCACCTATCTGGTATCTAGTAAGGTAGTTGCTACCATCTGGCTTAACTACACTTATGTATCCCCCTGCATCCCTGAAAACCAGATGTCCAGATCCACTTATCGATATTGGGGTAACTGCCCTTCCATTCGTTAAAATATCAGTTAGGAAAATAACAGATGGAATTCCCATCTCATCAACTCCCCATATCATCCCGCTTTTATCTCCCCAGAACATTATTCCGTTGTAATATGCTGTTGGAGACCATGTGGGATCTGGTGTGTTCATCCTTATCCTCACATTGCTTTCTTTGTCTATGAAGACCATCCATTCATAGGATCGAAAGGCTACCATTCCGCATGGCATATAAGCAGGTGGGCTATATGGAGGCTTTCCAACATCAGCATACCATATAATCTGTCCGTTTGGATCGACAGCATATAATCTTCCTACATCAGAACCGCCTAAGAAATCGTAAATAACACCATCCTCTCCTATTACAGGTCTGTGATAGTAGAGAAATGGAGAGGGTACTGTGTCCTTCAAATGCCATATTATCTCTCCGCTTTTCGATATTCTAGCCATGTCTCCATTTTCAGATGTAACAACTACCGTCCCGTCATCGAATATCGCTGGTGCCATCATCTTCTCAACAGAGAAGGGTAAACTCAGAGAGAGAAACACATTTCCATCTATTGTCATTCCATATAATCTGCTATCTATTACTGTGTATATGTTGTCTTCATCATCAACTGCTGGCTGGCAGTAGTATTTTGTGCCCGCAGAACCTAGGCTCTTTTTCATCAAGATGTTGAGATCCCTGTCAATTACGGCTATGGCTCCTGCATCTGTCATTACTGTGAAATAATTCCATTCATATACCTGTCTTCTCACATTCCCGCTACCTCTCAGATCTCCTAGTGGAGATAGCCATGAAACTCTGCTTAAGTTTAGATCCCTGAAAACCCTGTATATCTGCCATATCGCTCTGTTCAGTAAAGACCAGTCGGCTGACATGACATAATCCCCTGCTTTCTTCTCAAAAAGTGCGGCTAGGCATATCATTGCATCGAATATGGCATCCTTTGCTATCACTGTTTGCTTGAATCCAGAGTTCTCCAAAATATCCAGAAGCTTCTCCGTTACATCATAGAGCTCTGCTGTTGGCTTTAAACACAGGTTAAAGTCCTCAGAGCTCACATACTCTCTTGTTAGAAACTTCTTTCTGTGCCTCTCCTCTAATGTTTTAGCCTCGTCTTTTGCCCATACTGCATGGTAGTACCACAGCTTGTCTCTATCTGTTGGAAAAGCTCCCATCAATGACGATAGCAGGGCTGATAGGTTCACGGATATGGTGGACATGCTCTACCTCGACACCTTCGGTATGTTTTTTACCTCTTCCTCTATAGCCTTTATCCTTTCCAGTAAACTGTAAATATCGGGTATTATAACTTTAGATTTCTCTCTCGTTCCTGCTCTATCACACACTATTGTTGTGAATGTTATCTTATTCGTATCAGTTGGGAATGCTGATGGTGAGAATCCAGAAAAATACTGGGAGACAACAGCCATTCAGAGCACCTATCTTGGTGGCTGTTGCATTGCTCTCCTCATAGCTAAAATACCAAATGCCTCGGCTATTCTCTCCCTTATATCGCAATAGCTCTTCGGCACTACATGCATGTTCCCGTATAGTCTGTAATTCATTGCAATGCATCCACCATTGCATGCATCCCTGAAAAAGCATGTCTCGCATCTCCCCTCGTTTACAGCATAAGGCTTCTTCTTTATCCACTCCTCGTATAGCTTTTTCACCTTCTCCATATCTATCTTAGGTACTTTTCCTATCGTTAATTCAGGGCTCTCTGTTACGTATCTGTGGCATGGATAGATGTTCAAATCGGGATCTATCGCAAATCCTGTCGTTCCCAATCCACATCTGTTCTTCCACGAATCAGCTATCGAGTAAGTAACCTCACCTGCATCCCTAAGTATCTTTATGTTTGTTCTCCACTCCCATACTGGCTTGAACCTTCTCAGCTTTCTCAGCTCATCCGATAGTGTATCAAGAGCATCATCCCAGCTAACCTCATAGACCCATTCTATAGCCAAATTGTTGAATCCGTGATTCACAAACCACATAATATCATCAGCTAAGCCTTTCACTGTATCTGGAGCTACAGTCCACCTTATTTGGGGATCATAGAACTGTCTGATAAACTTCAGATTCTTCCACACTATGTCCCATGAGCCTCTGCCATCTGGAAACACTCTGTGCTTGTCATGCTTCTCCTTTGTCCCATCCAGGGAGATTAAGAGACCGTATCTGTGTGATAAGAGCCATTTCACATTCTCCTCTGTCAACAATGTTCCGTTTGTAGTCATTCCTATCATCAGATTCATTCCTGAGATTTTTCTCTTTTCAAAAAGGTAATCATCCGCCTTCTTTATGAGATCCATTTCCAGAAGCGGTTCTCCACCAAAGTACCAGATGCTGTTTATCCCTCTCTCTAGTATGAAGTCTATACTCTGTTTCAATCTATCATAGTCCATTTCTCTATTTCCTTTTCTTATAAAGCAGTAATGACATGCAAGATTACATTTGTCTGTAATAAAAATTGTAGCATTGTTGGGTCTGAAGAATGGGCATTCTCCGCTCTGCTGTCCATGTGCCTGAGGTACCTGAGGAAATCTGGGCTCTCCCCTGAAGGCTAAAGGTGCGTATGCTCTCTCACATGTGAAGCAGACTTGGCATCCCACCTTCTCACAGCTTACACATGCCTGACATGTATAGCACTTCTCACAATAGGACATAAGGTTTTTACACTACAGCTTCTATATTAACCTTGTTATGCTACTGAATAACATAGGTCGCACTTCTGACAGCTGACACATATCTGACAGCTATCACAACTCTGGCATACATCACAACTCTGGCATACATCACACTTCTGGCATGTATTGCATACCTGACAGCTGTAGCATATCTGGCATGTGTAACAGGTTCTTATGTTCGACATGTTTTCACCTTCCCCTCGATCACACAAATGTTACGGTGTAGCATACCATACAGCTATAGCATATCTGGCATGTATTACAGCTCTGGCATGTAGCACATATCTCTGAAGTATAGCATATCTGGCATCCATAGCAATCATAACAGCTGTTGCATGCTTGGCATCCATCGCATACTCTGTCCTTTAAATTTGGTGTCTCAGTTGCATACTCCCTCACGTTCTGGCTCATCTCACATACACCTCCAGTAGTTTATTATATGTAACATAAGATCCAGAGTTGACAAGCTTCACACGCACCGTGTGTATTCCCGCTGATAAATCTCCTATGCTGAATGTATCTTGGAATCTCGTCTCAGATGTTAATGTTGTGGAGAACTGTAGTCTAGGAGAGGTCTCTGAATCAATGTAGATTTTAAGATAGCCCGTTCCACCTGATACCCATAAAGTGGCTACTATCATCATCTGTGTCCACTTTATCACTGTGTTGGCAAACCTCGTGTACTTTATTTCTGTTTCCGTTGTTCCTGTAACAGATTTTTGGGTGTCATCAAAGGCTACTATGGCAAATGGCATCTGCTGTATTACCGTCTGTTGCAGTAGGTCTGGCATACTACATCCTGTTTAATGGGGGCAAAGGTTTATATAAAGATTTGTCCCCTAAATTTGTGGGGGTTGGCTATGAGAGAAGGTGCCAAGTTGCACACTGTAACAAGAGTGTATAAGTTTGATGATCCCAATGGAGAGATATACCAGAAGCTGAGAAAGGGGGCATCCATAGCATCTCTGGGAGTTGAGCCAAAGGAGTTCTCAATAAAAGAAGGAAACGTATTTCTCAATGAAGGGCTGAACTTCATCTGGATGGCAGTAACTGGTGCTACTGGTCTTACATACTTCAACTCAGCTAACTCGTATATAGGTGTAGGGGATGGAACCACAGCCGCATCTGCATCTCAAACTGGTTTGCAGGGAACTAACAAATACTACAAGCTTGTTGACTCTGGCTATCCTACCGTTAGTGGAAATACAGTAACGTTTAGAGCTACCTTTGGAGGCACAGAGGCTAACTTTGCGTGGAATGAGTGGACAGTGGCTAATGGAAACAGCGATACTGCCGTAAATCTCAACAGAAAAGTTGAATCTCTTGGTACTAAGCCCTCTGGTGCTACATGGGTTCTGGAGGTTCAGCTGTCTATAAGCTGAAAATAGGTGATGTTCAATGACGATAGTAGTATATGCAAAGAACAGATATGCTGGTACATGCTCTCCATCTGCTCTAAATACTGAAACAACAGTTTTGGAGATAACTGGTGCCTCTGATGACTATTTAGTTGAGGGATGGCTTGATATATCAGCTCTTGCATCTGGAGATACGTTAGTGGTTACTGAGTACGTGGCGATAGATGGTACAAACTACCGCATCTTCCTGCAATCAACATTCAATGGTGCTCAGAACATGCCTGCAATCAGATTCCACACGAAGACTCTTCTCTATAATATGAAATACAAAGTTACAGTAAATCAGACAGCTGGAGTATTGCGTTCTTATTCATACGGTTTCATACAGGAAATATTGGGTACTCTGTAATAGTTAGTGAAACTATTTTATTCCGCTCTCCCCTTTTTTTCTGATTTAGATGAGCGTAGCTAGAGGGTACCTCGGATCATATCCGACAAACATACCAAAGCTCAGCTATGGTGCAGTCTCCAAAAAGTCTGCTGATTTCGCAACAGGTCTGGAAAAGATAACATACCGCTATATCACGCTGTTTGACTCAGCTTCTGGAGTAGATCTTGTATTTAACCGTTCTCTTGTTCTAATCGATTCTGCTTCCTGTGTTGACATACAGAGCTATCTGAGCAGACCTCTGTCCGATTCCGCCCTAAGTACTGACTGGATCTCAGTAATAACGAGGATAACTGCGGGAGTTCCACCACTTCTGTTTGAGTCCCTTGTAACAGGTGCGTATCCAACTGCATCAGTACTCCTGCATCCCTACATCGTGAAGAAGACAGCATACGATTCTGCTTCCTCTGCTGATGCCGTTCTCTCAAGGTCATTTACCGAGCTAGATTCTGCATCTGCTCTGGATATTGTCTTCTCTAGGACTTTCTCCGCATTGGATCTTGCTTCTGCTGTTGATGT